CTGGCGGTTCTGGCGGATTCCATTGTATCCACGATTCAGTCCGAGGGGACGACGGCACTCACAAATACATCCTTTCATCCGACAACACAATTACCACCGACACGACTTACTCTGGCTACGGTGTCACCAGTTTTAACAGCGATGGGTTTTCGATAATAAACGGCGGCAGTTTATCGAACGACAGCAGCAGAAACTATGTCGCGTGGAACTGGAAAGAATCGGCCAGTGCTGGTTTTGACATTGTGACGTATGAGGGGGATTCGGACTCTGAAGGCGATACTCAAGACATTAGCCACAGCCTTGGCGTTGCGCCAGATATGATTATCGTAAAGGCTAGGGATGGGCGTGCTTACAACGACTACTACGCAGAAGATGCTTGGTACGTTTGGCACAAGGACTTAACCGATGGTTCTTCTATTTTCCTAAACAGCAATTCGGCGGAAGTAGATTACTCCTCATACGGAACTGAACCAATTAGCAGCGTTGGTTCCAGCACATTTACTGTCTGTAATAGTTTCGACAGTAATAATTATTTAAACGACTTCCTGAATTGGGGCGACCCCTACGAATATTACACAGGCGACAACGAGCGGTATGTGGCCTATTTGTTTAGTGGGGTTGAGGGCTTTTCCAAATTCGGTAAATACACGGGCGGTTCTGACCCATTTATTTACACTGGATTCAAGGTCGGCTTCTGGATGGTGAAGCGCATTGACTCTAGCGGGCACTGGACAATGTTTGATTCAGCCAGAGACGCGCACAATCTCGTAGACCATCAAATTGAGCCTAACTATGCTAATGCCGAATCTCCCAACTCAACTAAAGGTGGAGACTTCTTGTCGAACGGGTTCAAGGTAAGAAGCTCGCAGAGTGAAGTAGACGCATCTGGGGGAACCTACATCTACGCAGCCTTTGCCGAATCACCATTCAAACACGCCAACGCAAGATAAACGAAAGATTTAATCATGCCATACATTACTCAAGAAGGACGCGCACTGCCGCTAGACAAGGCGTTCAGCCATAACAACATTTCATTCCCCGCCAACTGGCTTCGGGTGTCCACACCTGCCGACAAAGAAGCGCAAGGCATTAGCTGGGTGACACCTGAGGAACCACCAGTAGTCCGTGCGCCGTTGGATCGTGAAAAGTCTGTCGGCATAGATCGAGCCAAAGACACTGCGGGTAAACTGCTGGCTCAATCCGATTGGATGGTGATTGCCAGCGTGGAGCGTAGCCGAGTGGTGGCTGATGATTGGGCCGAATACCGTGCAGCAGTGATTTCCGAAACGGATCGGCTGGAAGCCCAGTTTGGCACTGCTGAAAGCTACGAGGCTATTGACGCCATTGTACCGAATTGGCCGATTAGTCCATATGAGCAAGCTGAACTTAATCGGATAGAGGCTGAAGAGGCTGCGGCTAAAGAAAACGAGGAGAATAGCTAACATGAAACGCAAAAAGGGACTATACGAAAACATCCACGAACGCCGGAAAAGCGGGAAAAAGATGCGGAAACCTGGTCAAAAAGGGGCACCTACAGATAAGGCGTTTAAGGCGGCAGCTAAAACCGCAAGAAAGAGGGCGTAATGGCGGAGTATGACCCAAATTCGTTATCGGCTCAACTGGCTAGAATTGAGTCCCGTCAGATACACATTGTTGATCGTCTTGATGAGATTGCAGAACGCTTGAACCATCATTCGACAAGGCTGAAGTACCTAGAAGAATTTCGTTGGAAACTTATCGGAGCAATTGGACTTGGATCAGCGGGTGGGGCGGCAGCTTTCTCTAAACTATTTGGTGGAGAATAATATGAAAGAAAAACTAAAAAGCAGAAAACTATGGGTAGCGGTTGGAGGTCTTTTGACTGTTGCCGCTACTGAATGGCTCAACCTGTCTCCTGAACTAACGGAGCAATTGGTTAGTGCCGTGATTATAATCGTTCCTGCCTACATTGGAGGTCAGGGGATTGTGGACGCAATGAAAGAATACGCTGCCAAAAAATGATACTAGACCTACTAGCCGCCTTGAGGGCGATCCCAAAGATTGTGGATGCCCTTGAGCGGCTGGGGGATGTGGCTACGGCAGCACAGGCACAAGCTCGCGAGAATGAGAAGAATGATAAAATTTACGATCTTATTGATGCTGCTCGCGAGCGCAGGATGCATAAGCGAGAAGCTGAACGGGTTTCAGGAGATAGCCGAGAGACATCCACTGGGGATGGAGCAGATAACGGAGCATCCGGAGAGTGAAGCACTCATAATAGATTTAGGTCGGTATATAAACGAACTGGAGCGTCGAATAGAAGGCAAACGATGACATTAAGCGAACTGGCAGATCAGATTACGACGAAATTGAGCGACACCGATAGCGCATCGGTTGTGACTTGCAAAAAGTTTATCAATAACCGCTACCGCATGGTTTGGGAGTCGCAACTTTGGACTCAAACCTTGGGCGTGGTCAGTGCATCTGTTAGTGCGAATGACGAAACGGTCACCTTGTCTGGCGACCCAACAATATTCTATTACCCGACATCCACCACCACGGCATCCACCGCGCCTCGGTTGGATTTCGTTGTGGCGGCAAAGTTTACTGAAACCGGCAAGGATGAAGGCCATGAAATAAGCGGCCAGAATTGGATACAGTTCTTCCAGCTTGACCCTAATATTTGGAATAACACGGCAGATCGCCGCACCACTCCGGTTAACTTTACCCCGCTTCCCAAAGACGCCAGCGGAAACTGCCGCATCAAGCCCATACCCACTCCCAACGCTGCCGGAACGGTTTACGCGCTGGGCAAGCTGAAGAACACTGACCTTGGCGACTCCGACTCTCCGGTGATTCCAGGTGTTGACAATGTTCTGCTGGCATATGCTGAAGGGGATATGCTTGAGCGTTCGATGCAGTACAGCAAGGCGCAGCTAAAATTTACCGAGGCGACAACACTTTTGCAGATTAGCCGCGAACTGGACAACGTCCAACAGAACAAGGTTTCAGTTATTGTGCCGGATGTGCCGTCACACTGGAGCCGAAACGATTTCATCATTAACTGATGCCTACTTTAAGCAACAATGCCCTCGATGACCCCATCCTAATTGATGGGAATGATTCCTTTGTTGGGGGTCAAGTTAGCGCGACCCGCGCGAATCTTGTGCCTGAAAACGGGTATGTTGAGGGTAAGAACATTGACCTCGATGAGTTTGGTAATGCTGTAACTCGCAGGGGCGCGGCATTAACTTTAGGCTACCTGTCATGGGATTCAGCATCAAATAACTGGGAAGCTGAAGGGCAATTATGGAACGGGGTTACTGCGCCGATTACGGGCGCAAGTTACTTTGATTCCGGAACTACTGAAAGGTTGGTGCTGGCAGACGGTTCCAACAACCTGAAGATTTCAACTGAATCTGGAACTTACTCCACCATCAGTGGTTCTTCACTGGCGGCTGGTGCGGATGTGAACTTCGCGCAACTTGCCAACCGGATGTACTACTGCGATGGGGATGGGGCGTTGCGTTACATTGATGACTCCGGAACCAATCAATCTATATCCGGTGGGCGGATTACTTCCATCGAAATAACCAAGCAGGGAGAAGGCTACACGACTGCGCCTACAATCACATTTTCATCCGGAAGTGCAGCGGCGACTGCCAACATGGGTTACGGAGGTAAGGTGGTAGGCGCGGATATAACCACTGCCGGTAGCGGATACTCTACTACCACGCCACCCACTATAACATTTACCGCAGCACCTTCAGGCGGAACCACTGCCGAAGGTATCGCCAAGGTTAGCCAGACGCCTAGCAAGCCGAAGCTGCTTGTTTCTCACACTAACCGGCTATTTGCCACCAGTGCAGACACCGCCGTGCCGTCTGACACGATTTATTGCAGCGACATCTTGGATGGTGAGTCGTTCGATTTGGCGGGCAACAGCATACGAGTGGGTGGTGGTGATGGTGACCCCATTGTCGCCCTGACATCTTGGTTTGATTTTAATCTGCTGGTCTTTAAAGAGCGTTCGATTTGGGTCGTAAATGCTAATCCGGCTCAAAGCGTGGCTGAATGGCAAATCCGCTTAATCAATAACCGCGTGGGTTGCGTGGCAGCGCGCACAGTGCAGCAAGTTGGCTCCGATGTGCTGTTTATGTCGCGCGATGGTGTGCGGTCAGTGAAGACTATTGAGTCCGGCGCGCAAACCGACATCTCGCAACCGTTATCCAGCCCCATCAACGATTTGGTGGGTCAAATCAACCAATCAGCGATCAGCAAGTGCGCTGCGGTGTATTGGCGCAACCGTTACCTAATCGCGGTTCCGCTTGGGAGTGCTACGGAGCCGGATCATGTGTTGTGCTACCACCTACTTGCCTCGTCATGGACAGGGTTCTGGACGGGATGGCAACCGCGCGATTGGGTGATTACCGCATTTGGCGGAAAGCTGCGGCTCAACTTCGGCGACCAAAGCGGCAAGTTGTTTACTTGGGATGATTTCACTGCGGAAAACTCTACGACACTTACGAACTATCAAGATGGCGGAACTGATTACGAGTCGTACATCAAAACGCGCGCATATCGCTTTGGTGAGACTTGGGGCGACAAGATTGGTCACTCGGTTCAGTTTAACTTGGAAAACATTCACTCCACGGACATTTCGGCGGATTTGGACTACTACAAGGATTTGAGTAGCACCGAATCTGAATTGGCGAGCAATGTGACTATTGCCGCGAACAGCAACCTTGTCCGCAAGGGGTACAACCTAATCCCGAAAGGGCGATTTAACCAAATGCAATTTAAGGTCAAGGCCGACTCCGGACGCCTTGCAGTTCACTCGATACAGGCGAGTGCATTTGGGCAACCAATTAAACCGGAGAGATAGGCCAGTGGATGGGACTAGTGCCAGAGATTTTGGAGTTGGTGATGTCATCGATTTTATACGAGGAAATGACCGAAGGGGAACTTGTTTCGGAAGATGGCCAAACAATATCCTTTCACCTTTCATCAGCTTCTCCGCCGACATTGGAAGTCTCCACCTCGTCCAGAAAGATGGCGAGTTGGTCGCAGTCGGTTTTGCAAGACAGATCGATGAAGACGATTTGGATCGGCATTGGCTACCCCAAAAAAGGGAAGGCACTGCTATCGAGTTCCAAGACGTATTATCAAAAAACAAGCAAGGGCTGGAAACTCTCATCGATGAATTTACATCGAGGCATCCCGATTGGCGTGAAAAAAAACTGTTCGCCACTCGACATGGTCAAAGGAAGAGGATTCAACCCGAACTAATCGAAAGGCTCATGGCTTGAATTTAGAAGGCCCAGTTGTCAGAGGTGAAGGCTTTGCAGAGAAAGTCCCAACTGCTAATATAGCACTCGATAAGCCTGTCGAGGTGGGGTGCTATCGTGGGATTGCATATGCAGGGGCAGACAAGCTGGGGGATGCTGCGGTGTGGGTCATGCCACATCAACCATTCATTGCCGAGGCATATATTTCTGGATACGAGGGCGACCTCTACGACACCTACCTTACAATTCAAAATATGAATAAACTAAATCGGGAAGATTTAAAGGGACTATACGACAAGGCACTGGCATGAACGAATTGATTCAAAAATGCGAGCAATTGGCGCGGCAGATTGTCGAAGCCAAGGGACAACAGTTTTGGGCAGCGCGCGGAGCGTTGAACAAGGGAACCCCACCACCGCCCCCGCCTCAACCTACCTACGGAGAGGGCGTCGAGACGGCAGCGGAATGGGCACCCATTATTGCTGGCGTCGAACAAGCGCGTAGGCTGGGCAGGGGGTACACCTATCAGCACCCAGAAACCGGAGAAACCAAGACGGTTGATTTCACCAATCTTGGCGATGTCGAGATGGCGAAAGTCATGCAGGACTTTCAGAATCAGTCTGCATCCGAAAACGCCAGAGTACTACTAGACCTCTACAAGGAATACGGCCCGCAGTTTGTTGAGTCTTCCCGCGACCAACTGCGACAAGCTGATCCAAAAGGCTTTGAGGCGCGCGAGACACTCGGCGACAAGGTTCTGGCGGACATGGACAACATACCCACCGTGCCGGACGCTCCAGAGCTTGAGTCCCTAGACCAGGATACAGTACTTCAAGCTGATCCGGAAACGCTTGCTGCTCGTAAAGATGCCGAACGCAGCTTGATGGAGCGGTTGCAGTCCGGTGAGTTTAGTCGGCGCGCTGCCAAGCGGGCAGGGGACATCGCTAAAGGGCGTCAGGCCGCTTCTGGCAACATCTTTGGAGGCGGGGCAGTGTTACAGCAGTCCATCGCCGAAACGGGCGCAGAGGACGCTGCCAGCCGCCAAGCGGTTGCGGACTATCTTGGGTTCCTGCAATCCGGCCAATCGGCAGAGGATTACACATCACGCCTTGCAATGGCTAACCAGCAGAACCGACTGACCGGCCAAGCAAGCCGGAACCAAGCGGCGCAGCAAAATTACGCCAATGCGATGAATCGCTTGAGCGCGCAGGAGACGATGAACCAGCAACGCATGGGCAACCTGCAAGCATTTGCCTTCGGCCAACCGCTGGTCAATCAGCTTGGATCACTGGGCGGAATGCAGCAGCAAGCGGCTCCGTATGCTCCGACTCAAGTTGCCGGATACGGTCAGTCTATCGGGCAGCAGATGGGCAATGTTCAAAGTCTTAACCAAGCAAACTACCAAGGGGCAATGCAAGCGTGGCAGACACAAGCGCAAGCCGCCATGCAACCCAGTGGGTTTGGTTCAGTACTCGGCACTGCATTTGGCGCATTCGCAGGAGGTGCTGGTGAAGGGTTAGGTGCTGGTTACGCTAAATCAAAATTTTAAAGGATAATTATGGCAAACTTCTGGGCAGGATTTGGGCAGGGATTCCAAGGCGGATTCCAATCGGCATACGACAGGGCGGCTCGTCGGCGTGACATTAAAGAAGCGCGTGAGCAAGCGCGCGCTGATCAGCGTGAAGTAATGGAGGCTGAAGCTGGAGCGTATGATGAAATAAACAAAGAACTACGCGAAAAGTTGGCAGAACTAAAACGCCAAGAGGAAATAGATTCCATAACAGACCCCAATGACCCACGGTTGTCAGTTTTAAACAACCAAGTGCCAATGCCTACCTTCGAGGAAGGGGAGCCGCCAGAATTGTCCATGAAGGATTTGATTCAAAAAAGAATCACTGGAAAGGCTACGCAAGCCTCTTTGTCTGGAAGAATCTCGGAATTAAAGAAATTACAAGCTGCCCAAAAACTGCGAGAGCAACAACGGGCCGATATAGAAGATGAAAGGGCTTACGAAAGCAGTGTGCGACAGGAAGGATACAAAAGAGAAGATAAAAAATCTGCTGACGCACTCGAATTAAAAAGACAAGAAAAGGTAAATGATTATCTCTTTAAACTCGCAGAAGTAACTGGAGAAACACCAGAAGGCCCACCTTTAGACGCACTAGAGGCAGCGGCTTGGTTCGGGCGCGCGAAGAATAATCAAAACGAAGCCACCAAGAAAAGGGAGCAACTAGTAAATTTTGCACCCAATGTTTTAAAACAGTTCGAAGATGCTGGCTCGGCTGGTCAACCAATGCCCGAACTTGATTATAGGTATGAAGATATAATTCCGGCAGGGTTAGCTGAACAAGCATACAATTCAGCTAGGACGCTGGCAAAAAGTACGGATAGGAAGACCAAATTAGCAGGGGCTAAAAAATTAGCTGATGCAGAGGTTCAAGATGCTGGAGATTTAGTCCAATTCGGTCTGAAGCCACCCACTGCCGACAACTTCCTGTCCCCGAATGGAATGACAGGGTATTACGCCGCAAAAGCGTTGGCGTCTAAAAAGAAAGAAGCCTATGAGGCAGTGCAATCGGTGGAGGGGCAAACAGGATTAATGGGCTTGCCCAAACTTTCCTTGGATCAGATTAACAATACTTCCTTTGAGGATTTAGATCACATCATAAACGGTCATAAAACTTTAGCAGCACAGCAACAGGCGGCTAAAGAATTAGGCCAGAAGGCCAAGGAAAAGATGCTGCCCAGTTTTCAGCCAGAACCACAAGAAGGCACAACTGCTCAAAGGTTTTTGATGAGTCAGGTGAAAATTCTAAATGACCCCACCGCCTCTGCTGAAGATAAAAAGTTGGCCGAACAAATGATAGAGTTGCAGGGCGGAACAGCCACTACAGTCTATGGTGAAGACGGAAAACCAATCGTACAGATCGGAAGGCCCACAAGCCGCAGCAAGGAAGACAAACCTGAACCTGCTGCCTTGGAGACTGCATTAATGGACTTGAACAGGTTGGCACGGGATTACGATGACAAAAAACCCAGCATAGGATGGATAGCCACAGTTAAAAGCGGGATAGGAGATAGTTTCTTGCCTCAATTTGGTATCAACAGCATGAGTGATCCCCAGCGCGTAAAATACAGGCAAGCAGTTCAGGAGTTTCAAGTAAACTACGTCAAGGCACTTAATGCTCCAGACAGTCGCCTTTCCGACACTGACAGAAAGATGCTTGCCCCGCTTGCGCCAGGAGTTAACGACTCTCCGGTTATGTTCGCTAATAAAGTTGAAGCGATTCAAGAAAAGATATCCAGACATCAAAGGTTGAATGATGCTTTTCAGGGCAAAAAAGACCTATGGGGTATGAGGGCTTCTGAAATCACCGGCGCAACATTTGGGCCTAACGCAAGGCTAACGCCGGAACTTGGGGCTTTTGCTATTCAGGAAAAATTTGGGCCTAAAGAACTCTATTCCGATGATCAGTTAAGGGAAGTGATACGCACTCAATTCAGCGGAAAATCTGAAGAGGAAGTTAGATTTTTTGTAAGATCACTACTTTCAATTGGAAGACTTGGGGATAAATAACCATGAGCGAGAAAAAATTAAAATCCTTAACCGCCGAAGACGTTGATAACATTATCAACCAAGTCCGCTCGGAGCAGGATGTCGAGATTGGGCTGACGGGGCCGGAGTTTGCTCCGTCAATTGGGGGCCAAGAACCCGACCCAAGGTATCCGGAGTCAGGGGCAACCGTAGCAGAGATGCGTGAGTTAGAACGGAGATACGGCACTTCTGGTGTTGATATCGATCCAAGAGGTCTTCCGGCTGGTTACCGCGCCCTATCGGGGTTAGCTCAAACTGGTCAGGATAAAAGGGCGATTTACAACAAAGTTTTCGGCGAAGAAAATGTCCGCCCGATTGAAGGTACTGATAAATTCCTAATTAGAGTCTACAGAGATGGGAAACCTGTTGATGTAGTGGATGACGAGTCGGCGTTTTCCATGAGAGACTTGGCCGACCTTACCGGAATGGTTCCAGAACTCGCAACAAGCATAGCGACAACAGTCAAAATGCTCCCCAAAAATCCGGCAGGTCTTGCGGCAACCGCAGGTACAGCCGCAGCGGCGTCTGCTGCCGGTCAGGCAGTTGGGGGAGCAAAAGATTTAGGGTTAAGGTATTTAATTGGCGAGGATTTAGATGCTGGTGAAATAGTAAAGAGAAGATTACCTGCCGCAGCAATAGAAACCGGATTTGGCACGGCATTGCCATATGCTTCCCAAAAGGTCTTCAGCAAGCTCCGGCCTTCGTCGGTTTCATCCGGAGCGGAACCTGTTGACAGGGCAATTGCAAAAGAGGGGAGCGAGGCAGCAAAAAAACTTGAGGCGGAAGGCATTCCTGCCCCCCTTACTGCGGGCGAGGCAACAGGTAGTAGAGGTATTCAGGATTACGAAGCATTGGCCGAGAAGCTCGCAAGAATCACTGACCCCACTGGAGAAATCCGTCTAGCGCAGCAGGAGGCGATCAAAAAGGGCCAATCCAGTTTGCCTGAAATGAAAGGCGATATAGATAGAAAAATTGGAGATAAGATTTCGGCGCGCCTTAAAGCTCAAGAAATGGATTTAAGCGATGCCGCAGCACAATCAGCACAAGAGGCTGTAAGAAGGGCAGAAGCAAATGTTGGATTGGATTTAAGCCAATCTGTCGTGGATGCGGGCAACAAGGTTCGATCCGGACTACAAAAAGGCGTGCAAGCTAAACAAGCTGAAGTTGATGAGTTGTATGAAACAGCCAACAGAATGCGGATCGAGGCTGGGGGAGATGAGGCATTTATCATTCCTAGCGAAACTAGTAAGCTAGGAAAAGAAGTTGTCGAAAAGGAAACTTTAATCAAGGAGACAACTGAATCTTTAGAAGTACCCACTGGCGTTCTGTCTGAAAGCGGCGAGCAGATTACCGAGGAGGTTCTTAAAACAAGCAAGCAACCCATCGGGTGGGCAGTTCCTGCATACAAAGAGGCGCAGTCTTTCGCTCAATTAGGTGACACTCCTCAAACTATTGAGGCAATGCGAGAAGCGCGCGCGGTGTTTGGTGAAGCAATAGGACGCGCACAATCAGCAGGGCTTGACTCTTTAGGCGGTGGGTTTTCTTTAGGCCAAGCAAAGAGGTTTTACAAGGCGTTGAGTAAGGACATCGATGACTCGCTCAAGGCACTAGACCCAGATGCCGCCGCCGCATTTCAGAAGGCTCAATCCGAATCGAAATCATTATTTGATACATACACATCCAGCAAAATAGTGAACGGGTTCAGGTTGTCTGAAGCCGAGGGTGGGCTTGCTGAAGTCAGCGACATTGTCCGTCACTTTAGCCAAGGCAAGGGTCAGACCGATATGCTATTGCGTATGAAGAAGATTTTGCCTCCTGAAGATTACAGTGTGCTAAAGAAGGGGATTCTAGCCGACCTTGGGGATGGTGCGACCTATCGTTTTGCAAATGGCTCAAGTGGTGTTGACTTTAGAATTTTGCAGAAACGATTATCCCAGATTCAATCTGAAATGAGGCATGAGCTTGTGGGCGGAAAAGATGCTTACAACCGGCTCCACCAAGCACTGAATGATTTCAAAACGGCGCAGGACGTTGCCGGAGGGAGTCCATTGCAATTGCCCGCGCAAGTTAGCGCGGATGAGTTGGACAATTTGCTGGCAAAAGCCAGTGATCCCAATATGTTCCAATCGGTCAAAGAGTCGATTGAGGCATCTATCATGCTGAAGCGAAGGCAATTGGCGGAATACGGCAATGAGGTTACTGCTGCTGTACGGCAAAACAATCAACTTTCCGGAAAGATAAATGCTGATGATTTTATAGACGGTTTTATCCTTAAACAGACAGACGCTAAACTTGTGAGACAAGCGTTAGAAAAACTAACAGAAGAGCAAGAGCAAGAGGTGGCAAAACAACTTGTCAGGCGAATCTTTGATAAATCACGCGACTTGGCAAAGGAACCCCTTGACGCACTTAAAAAAGGTGATGAGGGAGTTATTACTGGCAGACAATTGAAAGAAATATTGTTTGGCGGACAGGGGCAGCGACGAATCATTCAAGAGGTTTTGCCTAAAGAGACGCTGGAGAAAATGGAGAATCTTTTGGCGTACCAGATGGCAATCGAAAATGCCCGCAGTCAGGCTGGTGGATTTGCGAGGGACTATGCAATCGGCAATATGTCCAAAGAGACGATAGGCAAAATCACAATGGCTAGGCTTGTCTTTTCAGATGCTATGCAATCTTTCCTCAAAAAGGCAGCGGCATCACCCAGTGCGTTATCTAAATTTTCTGCACTTGCAGGGAAGGGGATGGATAGATTGCCTAGTAAGATTGGCCCCACTAGGGTAATAGTTTCATCGTATCTGGGTAAGGAGGTCGCTGACCTCGCCATGCAGTGGGGTGAAGCGACCAGAGGTCTTGACGAGGAGGAAATTGCAGCGTTGAGACAATCGTACCTATCAATACCTCAACAAAGAGAAGTCTCTGAAGAAGACTTAAAAAGTGAGATGGATAGAATATTTGGCGGCAACAACAAACAAGGTAAAACCGCAGCAGAGAAAAGGCGAGACGCCAGAATCAAAGCTAGGATGCCAAGTAAGTCGCGCTAATCATATAGTCCGCTAATGCGGGTGTGTGCGAAGAGTTTGCAAAAATCGGGTGGGATTATGGGCAAATTTGAAACTTTTGTGGCTTTCGGCGACGCACATGGAGATATGGCGTGTCGAGAGTCGATCACTGCCCTCGAAAAGCACATCGAGGAGTTCAAACCGCAGCACCGCATCTGCCTTGGCGATTTTTTTGATTTCCGCGCTTTAAGAAAAGGCATCGGGAATGATGAATCGGATGCCTACGATAATTTAGTGAGCGATACCACCGCAGGTTATATGTGGCTGGATCGTTTGCGCCCAACAGTATTTTTAAACGGAAACCATGAGCATAGGTTATATCGTGTGGCCGAGGAAGCGGCCAACGGGTTGGTACGAGAATACGCGATCCAAGGCGTTAAAAAGCTGGAAGGCCATCTTCGCAAAATGGGATGCAAGGTCTATCCGTACCACTACGAGAAAGGAGTCCACACGATTCGCAAGGTAGCCTTCATTCATGGCTACGTTGCATCCCAAGCTGCCGTTAAGCATTCAGCCGAAGTTTACTCGCCACCAGGTGGTGCAACCGTGATGGGTCATCTTCACAGGATAGAAGCAGTCCACGCGGTTAGGCATGGTGGAGCGCAGGGGTATTCCGGCGGGTGTCTCGCCGACATCCCTCGCCTCCATTATGCCGCAACCCGCCACGGCACAATGCGCTGGGCCAACGGGTGGCTTTACGGCGTAATAGGTAAAAAGGGCTACAAAATATGGCAAGCCGAAAAAGTCGAAGACAATTGGATGCATCCCTAGAGGCCAAGGCGAGCGGCAAGAGTAATATTGCCGAATGGGCTAAAGCATTGCTGGATGCCAGAAACTGCGGGGATGAACCTGTTCCGGAGGGATTCCTTACCTTGAGGCAGATATCCGAACAGTTAGAATGCGCTCGCTCCACCGCGCACATTTTAGTTGAGGAGATGGTCGAGGATGGTCGAGTTGAGGTTAAGGAGTTTTATCGCGGGCGCGGCAAGGACGGGCGCAGGTACAAGGCCAAGCATTACAGGATCATTAAATGAATGTTCGGGTAAAAAAGGGGGAACTATATGTCATCCATTGGCTCGATGCCGCTGGCTACATGATGGAAGATTTGGTTAAAGCTAAACCGTGTCTCTGCAAGACCGTGGGCTGGGTAATGAAGATAGAGAAAGATCATATTGTTTTGGCGTCATCTTATTATCCGGAGGACAAGGATGAGCATGGTGATTTTTGCGTCCTCCCAAAGGGCATGGTGACCAAGGTGACTCTAATTGACTTCAGAGAATAACCTCACTGTTAATAACTTAAATTAACTTGCCGCTTGACTGCTCACATAGTGAGCGTTACTGTCCGCTCATGTTAGAGCAGTTATCCGCATTATCAACACGCCGCGATGACGAGGGTAATCATCAGATAGTAGAGTTAATCACCAAAGAAGACATCTGCCGGATGGTGGATGTAAACCCGCGCACCGTTCAGCGTTGGGTGGCATCGGGTGAACTCCCCTGCATTAAGTTAAATCATAATGCAAACTCCCCGATTCGATTCCGCATCGAGGATGTAGACAGATTTCTTTTGTCGAGAATGCGACAGGCCAAGGAGGCGAAAGATGGGAAAGGGAAACCATCTGCCGATCCAACTACTGCGCCTACCGATAAGTAAGGTAGGCCAGTGTTGGGTCTGCGGGAGGGCCGGACAGGTTCTCACCATAGCAGACAACAGTGTTAAAGAGTGTATGTGCGAACATTGCGGAGCTTTAGCTTTGGCTAATGAAAAGTGGCTTTGTGTCCACTTGCCAGAGGCGGGCATCCGCCACCCTAAAAATTACGAACATTTCAGATGAAAAAAGAAGCTACAATCCAAACGGGCTTGATGGACGCGCTGGTCGCGGCACAAGCGGAACTAGAGACGGTGAAGGGAACCAAGGAGAACCCTTTCCATAATTCAACCTATGCGGGGCTGGATGATATCGTGCAGACGGTGTTGCCGGTGTTAAGCAAACACGGCATCGCGGTTACGCAAACGACATCATTCCTTCGCCGCCACATCGAGGAGGGTCGGGAATATGCGCCGATCATTCTCATGGTGACCACCCTGCACAAGGGCGATGAGAAAATTTCATCGGAACTTCCGTTGCTTGGCGTGGGCAACAATATGCAGACCTTGGGGAGCGCGGTCACCTACGCGCGCCGGTACGGATTACAAGCCATCATTTGCTCAAGTTCGAGCGATAAGGATGATGATGGGAATGCGACCTTGTCGCCGGAGGAACAGCGCAAGGGTCAGCAACGCGCACCCAAACGCCAACCGGCCAAGCAACAGCAACCCCCCGTAGCTGAAGGCGGCTTATTATGAGTGAGCGTAAAGGTCTGCCGAGTGCATCCTATATGGAGCAGATCGCGCTATGCCCTGACTCTTTTCAGGCGCAGATGCAATATCCCGATACCACAAGTTTTGCGGCGGAACGGGGCAACCGTATCCACGCTTACCTAGAGGGCCAAGATATTGAGCTTAACACCGAAGAGATGGAATGCGCGCAGGAACTCGAACACAAGCGGGATGAACTGGTGAAGCGCATTTTCCCAGACGCGAAGAAACTTAAAGTGGTGAAGGAGGTGCGGCTATGGCTGGAGAAATAAACTATTCGGGTATGCCGGATTACCTTGTGACAAAAG